TGGCAATTGGGTTTTGATTGGTAAATTAACCAATGAATCAGAATTGGAGAAAATATCTGAAGAATATTCGGGAATGTTTGGTGGTGATAAAAACTTCCGTGAACAGTATAAGAAGGCTATAAAAAATAAATATGATTTCATGACTTTAAAGCTCACCGAGAACCCTGCCGAGATATGGATTAATTTTAATGAGAAAATATATCCTTCTGAAAATGTGAAAGTAGAAGATTAATATAAATATATTCATTAATTATTTAATAGATTATTTTATTATATTTTAAATAATATAAAATGGAATTTGTATCGTCTGACAGAACACAGGACGCCGAATTTGTTCGGGGTCTTCAGAATTACAACTCACAAGTATTCGAGAGCAATCAAGAAATCGCGGCACAAATAGACAAGTCAAAAGAGGATCTCCAAGATACATTGGACGACAACACAGAAGTCGCAGGATTGGCTCAATTAAAGGTTCAGGGAGCTGGTGGTGGATTGGCGGCTGGTGTATTAGGTAAGGCAACAGCTATTCCAAAGGCTGTTGGCGAAGCAAAAGAGGCGAGGGTTGCTGGGAAATTAGCAGCGGAGAAACTTGCAGCAAGAGGAGGATTTTCAGAGGTCGCAGTATCAGGAGCCGAAGCAACCAAGCTTCCAAGCGGTGCGGGTGTAGTAAGTAAATTTAGACCCACAGCTGGACTTTTAAGTAAATCAGAATTGGGAGTGGACGCCTCAAAAACTATATCAACAGCATACGGAGGAGGAACTGCTGGAAGAAAAGCTGGTATATTTTTTAAGACAGCTCAAGCAAGAGGAATCCAACCAACGGAGGAAATATTAAGAGAAGGACCAGCAGGAGACGAGGCAAAAGTATCGGCAAGAACCGGTTCGAAAATTGGAGAAGAAGCTGGAGAAGAAGCTGGAGAGAAAGTTGCTGATAAGACAGTTGCTAAAGCAGCGGGTGAGGCAGCTGAAAAAGGAATCGGGAAAGTAATAGGGAAAGCGGCTGTTGGATTGGCGAGAGGAGCCGGAATAGCTGGGGCAGCATTATCAGCGGGATCAGCAATCGAGGGATTGGTTGGGGGTAAGAAGTTTAAATGGAATGAACAAGGAGCAGAAATAGGAGGAGCTTTATTGGATATATTAGGAACCGGACTTGAGTTCACTGGAGTTGGAGCGGCGGCTGGATTAGCATTACAAGTTGGCGGAACAGCATTATCAGCCGTTGGTACTGTGAATGAAGGTTTGGATATAGATCCCACAAAACAAGCAGCAGACACTTCAGCTAAAAGTGACCAAGCTAAAATCCAATCAGACTTGGAATCAGCACAGAGAGGAGCAACTCAAGGATTGACTTCAGCCGCACAGGGAGGAGCAGCAATTGGAAGACAAGTCCAATGATTTTAAATTAAAATCTTTTTTTTCATAATTCTTTTTTAATTATTTTTATATATTAAGATATTATAAAATGAGTAAATCTTTTTGGAGAGCTGAATCAACAATTCCAATTGTGCAAACTTCTTCCGCAATCACTGCATTAAATGGTCTTTCCTTTGAGGGAGGTCAAGAGGTTCGAATTAAAGTCCCTCCAACAACCAAGTTCTTCCAGCCGAGAGAATGTTATCTTCAGGCAGATATTAAATTAAAGGGTGGAACGGCAACGGGTGAAGCAACCAAACTCCAGCTTGACCCTGAATTGGGTGGACAAATTTTAATCAAAGATATTCGTATATATTCCGCAGCCGAATCGGGTTCTGTATTACTTGAGGAGATTCAGGGATACAATTCCATGGTTTCAGTTATGAGAGATTTTGACACCAATGACTCGGAGAAGGCTAAAAGAGCTTTAACTGAAGGAGCGACTCTATGGTATCCCAACACCCGAGGAACTCAAGGGTCCACACAATCTGATTGTGCTGATATTCTGACAAATCCATATTTTAAAGAAGATCCATTGACGACCGGAAATAAACGCACAGCTTTCACCAATGATTCCTTTAACACTGCGAAATTGTGTCTTCCATTAGAAACGGGAATATTTAGGTCCGACCGTGTATATCCTAATCTTCTCACGGGACTTGAGATTGTAATTACTCTCGAGCAGGCTGGTCGCTGTATTACCCAGCTTGACAGTGTAATGAGAGGCAGACGCCTTGCTCTCAATCCGGTGTTCCTATCCCGTAATGGTTCCACTGCTGGAGCAGACGCAAACATTGCGAACGGCAACACAATCGCCAAGATACACCTTGCGAAAGATAACTCTCAAGGAAATGCCGCAGGAGCAGGACTTCCGCAGAATTGTCCCTTTTGTGTTGGAGAGAGAATTGCTCTTGTAAAGAAAGACAACAGTACTGTTTTAACCACAGATAAGGATCTTGTAATCGACCAAATTAACACTAACGCCTCGGGAACTGAAATCACATTTAGCCCAGCTGACGCAGTATCAACGGACGCCACAACCTTCACAGCAAATGACGGAGACTATGTTGTCTCTATGGCTGCGACTGATAGACTTGGAGCTGTAAACGCAGCATATAAGCCAAGCTATACTTTAAGCAATGTCGAATTGGTTGTTCAGGAAGTTGATATGGGAAGCGGATTTGAGAGTGATATGTTATCAGCCATGAAAGAAAAGGGAGTCATTGTTCAGGATATCTTAAGTTGTCAAAATTACAGATATTCGCAGCAGGCTGGTGAAGTTGCTGCTAATATTCGCCTCCCTCTGAATAATGCTCGGGGTAAGGCAATCATTTCTCAACCAACAGATTCCACCGTTTACACTGATTCCGCAAGAGTTTCTTGCACTGGTACTTATAACATAGCGACCGATTTAACTGAAGACAGAACCCTCAATGAGCAGTGTGCTGGTCTCCGAGGAATATCTGACGAAGTCACAAATTTCCAGTTCCTTTATGACGGTCGCCTTCAGCCAAGCAGACCCGTTCGTTGCTCAAAAACGAGTTCCAAGATTTCGATTGACGCCCAGCCTCTAATTGAGACCACGAAGGCACTTGTTCAGGCGGATATCTCTGCGAAGTCACTTGCCTGTTTTAATAGCAATTGGCTTGTATCGAGGGCATTAGCTCTGAACAAGGGTGTTTATGATACTCGCAATAAAGACTTTAATCTTCAGGTCAATTATGAAGGAACAACTCCAAGCAAGAATAAATTATGGAACAACTTTGTTTTCCATTTAAGACGGATAAATATTCGAGGAGATTCGATTTCTGTTGAGTATTAAGTTTTTAAAATCATTTGTTTATTTTTTCTTTTTCTTATATTTTAATATATTAAATATTATAAAATATGAGCAACCGTTATTTGGACATTCGCCCTTCGAACTCAAATGCCTCCCAATCTTATCGAGACGGTCGACCCGTCATATCCTTCACAATTGCTGAAGGTGAAGAAGTCCTTATTCCCTCCTCTGTCAGATTTTGCGGCAAGCTTCATGTATACAAGAATTCAGCCCGTGCGAGGGTTGAGGCAGCTGACACATTAGCAATGGATTCTCGCCTTGGAATGTGGTCTGTTCTTGATCAGGTTGTTATAAGTAGTGCTACCAGTAAGCAAACTATAGAACACATTAGACACGCAAATCGCTTCTATTCTTCATATTTAGGATTAACCAGTTCAGAACAGTCAATGATAGGTCATTTCGGTGAGACTGGTCTATCTCTTCCAAGTACCAATGGACAGAAGGCTTCTGTTGTTGAGGAAGGTGTTGGGACCAATTGCAATGAGTTTTGCATTCACATTCCCACTGGTCTTTTAAGTGGAACGAGTGCGATTCCATTATCAAGAGTTGCCGGTGTTGGTGGATTGACAATCGATTTATATTTAGCCCCTGATTCTATGGTCCTTTTTGATACTGCTGGAGACGCTTCTTCTTCGGGATACACTGACGCCTTCTATGAGCTGACCGATTGCAAACTTGTTTGTGAGACTCATTCTCCAACACCTGAAGACAAGCAGAAGGTTCAGGATATGGGTGGTTTTGAGTATAACTCAATCTCGGGATATTATTCCACTATTAACTCCACCAATGCGAACATTAATTTCTCCCTTGGTTTGACTCGGGTTGAGAGTGTATTTATGAACTTTATCACAAGCTCTTATCTGAATAATTTAGACCAAAACTCCCTTCAGACAACCAATCCTCTCACAGCCACTGGAGACATTGCGAATGTTGACCAAGTGGTTTTCACCAAGGGCGGAGCAAGGTATCCGCTTGATTATAATATTGATACTCAATATAAAGCGGATAAAACAAATCTCAAGGTTGACCCTCAAGTTATTAGAAATTTCATGAACTCCGTCATTCCATTTAATCAGATATCTCACACCTCGATTTCTCCAGTTAATACCAATAAAAGATACACGACAAATGATAACTCTGTCCTTGAGGGTGGAGCCTTATATGGTGTCGGCGTTGCTTATGATATTCTTGGATCACCTGCGGGAGGTGACTTCTCACAGGATTCTTGGGGAGTCCAAATGGACCTCGGTATGATTGACGACAATCCCACTTCAGCCTTTATCTTTGTTCATTCCAAGAATACTGTTCTCTTTAAAGAAGGTCAGGTTCAGGTTGTTCAGTAAATAAAATCTATACTTCTTTTTTTAAGTTTTTATTTGTAATTTTTTTTATTATAATATAATATAAAAAATGAGTATGTCTATTCCTTCCGTTTTACAGCCCGGAGCTATTGGTTCCAATCCCGAACAAAGAATCGTCACCGATATTCTTGAGCCTGTTATTTTCACTCCAACTTTCATTCGTTACCAGCTTCAGAATAAAGGTCTTTTAAATCCTGATTCCCGCCTAACCTTCTCAATTGAGGGACATGGTGGACACGATTCCTTCTTCCCTCTTGGTGTTGGTGTTGGTTCTATTGTGGAACGAGCCACTCTCAAAATTGGCGGCAAAACCATTTGCGAAGTCCAAGACTGGAACTTTTATCAAGCATATAAATCAATGTTTATTGATCAGGCAGTTATTAAAGAGCGGGAACAGTACAACTCGGCTCGATTAATGTCAAATGCTGTTGTATATGATAACGGAGGCGTTGTCTCAACAAAGGTTGGTCTTGATGTTGGAAAGGAGTTTGTTGCGAACGACACTGAAGCTGATTCGAATATGTTTGTTCACACCTTTCAGAAATTAAACCAGCGAGGAGTTTTCTCAATTACGCTTGCGGACCTATTTCCAGCGATTCGTGGAATCCAGCTCCCATTATTTATGATTTCGGGAGACATAAATTTGGAACTAACTCTTTCGGAAAAGGTTGGAAAGCGTGCTTCCCTTTCCTTTGCTGGAGATAATTCCAATCATTCCTTCACATTAGACCAATCGGAATGCCGAATGATTGCTGATTATACTTTCCTTGACGGTGACGAAATGGAAGCTTTCCGGAGAGAGAATCGTGATTTCTCTTTTATGTTCCTTGAGCCTCGATTAACCAAGACAACCCTCGCCACAGTTGCAGACGCACAGAATCAAATCAGAAATGTTGGAGGTGCTGGTCGCCTTGTTTCCAAAATGTTCGTTGGTCTATCTTCGGGCAAGCAGTCGGTTCATTTCTCTGCTTCGGGGACTGATAATTCCAAGACTCTCTTAAATGATTATCGTGCTATAGCTCCGCAAATGAGTGCGGCGAGAACATACGGGAAGCTTGTTGCTAATGTTAAAAAGAATGACGAGTTCTTATATCCACTTGACAGAGAGAACTCTGCCCTTCATTTCCATGGTGTAGCTGATACGGAAGGCGGTGTCCCCCATATTACTCGAGCAGAATATGCTCGCCAAGGAGACAGCATGGTCAACAAGAAATTTGAGGGTTATCCTCTAAATGGACAGAATGAACTCACTGGTCAATTCTTCTATAATGCTTATCGTATGAATGACGGGACCCGGGTTGATTCTCGTGGTATTGAGCTTCACCACAAATATCAGGATCTTGCGGCTGCCGAGGCTCCGTATACTTCCCGCTGTTGGATTGAGGTTCAGAAGGTAATGAGAATCACTGACGGAACTGTGGATTGTTATTACGCATAAATAGAGAGTCCCCAAAGTCCTCAAAGTCCTCAAAAAATAATAAAATAATTGTAATTTTTTAAAATACAAAAAGGAGACAGAGGTGTTCCAATAAATAATAAAAACACAAATATTTTATTTATTTTTGAGGACTTCGAGGACTTTGAGGTCAATAATTTATATTTTAATATATTTAATATATATATCAATGAGCGTATATGTTAAATCTGATAATAAAGGAAAAAAGAGAAGTGACACTCCAACTGCAGAATGTATCTGTGAATTTATCCATAAAATAATATCTGAAAAATATAGTCCGAAGATTATATTGGATCCTTGTTGTGGAGATAGGAGATTGACAAAGAGATTCGATTGTGATATAATCAATTATGAACTTAAAGAAGGTACAGACTTTTTAAAAGAAGAAAACCCAATCGAATGTGATATGGTTATTATGAATCCCCCATTTAATATTGGGACGGGGAGGAAGCTTTCAGTGGAAGTGTTTATGGATAAAGTGTTGAGCTTGGTTGACAATAATATTCCAATAATCATGATTTGCCCTATGGGTTTTAGATTAAATCAAAGAATAAAGTCAAAAAGGTGGAGAAATATGAGAGATAATTATCCACCAATATCCTCAATTATTTCACTTCCATTGGATATTTTCGAGGACACATTATATCATTCTGAAATATTATGTTTTAATTGTGATAAATTAAGTCCACATTATTTTTTGGATATTTAATAAGTTTATATTTAAATCTTTTTTTATATATATAATATAAATGACAACCAAAGAAAATCTAATTGAGAAGATCCAAAAATCAAGACCGAATGCGAAGGAGACCACAATCAAAATGTATGTATCGAACCTTATGAAATTAATGAAATTATTTGACGAGGATAATTTAAAATTCTTAAGTAATCCTGAAAAAATATCTGAAAAATTAAGTGATTTACATTATACAACACAGCGAAACTATTATAACTCGATTATTGTTTATTTAATGTCAGAATCAGAAAAACCGGAAGAAGATAAAACAATTAAAGAATATAATTCTTTAAGAGACGATTTAAATAAGAAATATGAAGAAGAACAAGCAACTGGAACGATTTCAGACAAACAAAAAGCAAACTTCGTTGATATTAGTGAAGTCAATAAAATGATTGAGACCATGGGACAAGAAATAAAAGATAAAAATATAAAAAAGAAAGAGGATTTAAGTGCAAAAGATAAAGCATTGCTTCAGGTGTATATTATTTATAATATTTACACTCGCATTCCGCTTCGCAATGATATCTCGGGAATGGAAGTGATTAATAAAAGAGCTTATAATAAGTTATCTGAATCAGAAAAGAAAGAGAAGAATTATTTGGTAATTAATAAGAATAAAATGTTTTTTGTATTAAACAAATTTAAGACTTCCTCAAAATATGAAGAGTTAAAGATAGATATTCCAAAGGATCTTGAGAAATTATTAAGGGTCTATATAAGAATCAATGGAATGGGTGTACTATTTAAATCAAGCACAGGGAAACCTTTATCAAGAAACGCATTATCACAATTATTGATAAAGACAAGCAAAAAATATATGGATAAATCAATCTCAACAACTATGTTGAGGAAGATATATTTATCGAGTAAATACTCAAAAGTAAAAGAAGAAATGGAAAAAGACGCAGCCGTAATGGGTCACAGTGTAGGAATGCAGCAGGCTGTTTATGTTAAGAAAGAGCAAGAAGGGACGGGTGATTAGCATATAGCCTATCGTCGAGAAGAGAAGAAGTCCAAGAAGCCTCCTCTTCTTCTTCTCTTTCCATAATCTTCCGAAGAGAAATTTCTTCCAAGATTTCTTCTGAACGACAGAGATCCACCACCTCGCCACTTGAGCAGGACGCCCATTCAGTCTTTTCGCCCAAAAGATTTAAGTCTCTAATAACTTTATTAAAGTTATTTTTATATCTATCGTCCCTTTTGCTGTTCATTCGGATATTGAGGATTTTGGAAATCATATCGAAGTTCAGTGTTGGATTATTCATTTTATTCTATATACTTTATTATAGAATTAAAACTTTAAATAAAAACGCATAGAATAAAATGTGCGTCTATTATCCAAAATAAAAATCTTGGTTTATGTTATATAATGTGGAACTTACTTGAGGATTTAAAATATGGAAAAATGAGAGAAAAGATTGTTGTATGTTTTCTTAATAAAGATATTTTTAAAGACGATAGATTAAGATTATATGAGAATCAGAGGAAACAAGTTGATTTCAGAAATGAAGAATTAGTTGGAGAATTAAAGTCAAGGACCAATAAACATGACGCATATCCAACAACATTTTTTGGATATAATAAGATAAAATATTTAATCGAAGAAGACGATAAAAGAGTTTGGAAGTTTTATTTCCTTTTTACAAATGGATTGTATGTGTGGACTTATAATAAAGACCAATACGAGGTGAGGGATTATGAACACAAAGAGAGAGGAATGATTCCTCAAGTATATGTTGACATTAAATATCTTGAGAAGATATCCTCAAATATAACAAGTAAATCTTGGCTCCCCGCTGATTGGGAAGAGTTTGTTAATTAAAAGTCAATATAAATTTACCTTCTTTTGATATTAAACCATAATATGTTTTAACTTTTTTATTTTTCTTTTTTTCCAATTGTCTTTTCATTTTATTAGAAATGACAGGTGTTATTTTTTCTTTTAGATTAGGATCTTGATTTAATAAACCAATCGCTCGGCGTACAGAAGGAATGTCTCCGTGGATAGAGATATCTTTTGTTGGAATATATATTTCCTCATAGCTATTAAATATCGAGCAATCAAGATTAAATCCATTATTGCAATAAACAATTATCTCTTTACAGAATCTCATAATCTTTTGCTTTTGTTTGACAGATAATATTTTATCGGGATTTTTCTTCTGTAAATATTCTTTTAATTCAGATATATTTTTAATCATATATATTTCATTATCTTCCGGAACCTCTGACATGTTTCCCAATTCACTCCACAACATAATTGACAATCTTAACTTATCAAGATTATTTGCATTTGGAATGTCAATCCCAAATGTGGATATTATCTCAAGTAAATCTCCTTTAGAAAATGTTTTGTTAATCATTATATATAATTAATATATTTTAAATATTATAAATAACCCAATGCCTCCCAAGAAGAAAGTCCCTGAAGGTGAATTGACTTCAGCAGAATTGCGGAAATTAATTCGAGCTCATAACAAGTTAACCAAAATAACAATTCCAAAAGGTACAGACAGAGAAGGAATTATTAAAATAATTGAGAGTAATGGGTATAAGGTAAATCACCCAAAGAAAAGACTTGACGCTGAAGTCAAGAGAGGAAAGCAAATTTCATTAAAGAAGGCTGACGAGATATTGCCTAAACCAAAGACCAAAGAACAAAAGGCAGTTGAGAAGAAGGCAAGAGATATGAAAAAGAAAGAAGACAGGGATAAGATAAAAGCAGAAG